ATATGGTCTAGTTAACCCTCCCGAGGGGGGTAAATATTATCGTTACGCAGAGCAAGCTCTGACCACTATAGAGTGGCTTGACAGCCTTTGATATGTCTGCTAGAGTTGCAACGCACACAAACACATAGGAGGTCATCATGACTACAACGTATGACATTGCCTACACCATTGCGGTACGGCAGGAGAAGATCGCGGCGCTACAGGCCGAGGTTGACGAGCTTAAGGACATGCTTCGCGACACAGAAACGCAGGCATACGTGGACGAGACTAACATGGGTCGGCCCCCGCTGGTTGTGAAGGTGACACCGAACAAGCGACTGGACGATAAGCTGGCCCGTGAGGTACTGGACGAGGACACGTACAACAACCTGAGCAAGCAGGTGCTCGACACGGCGAAGGCCCGAGCCTTCCTGAACAACGAGCAGATCGAGAAGATCACCAAGGTTTACGACAACAAGATTGAGGTACAGGTAAAGTAGTATGGCACTAGGATTTAAGAGTTCAATCGTGAAGGCAACCGATGTGGATAAGATCAACTCGATGATCCTGTTCGGAGAGTACGGCACGGGCAAGTCCTGGCTCGCCGCATCTGCCGATGACATCGAGGACTACGCACCGGTCCTCGCGGTGGACATCGAGGGATCGTTCGCAGGTGTCGGACGCAAGTATCCGAATGTGGACATCGTGAAGGCCGATAGCTTCGACAAGCTTGAGTACATCAAGCGGGAGCTTCTGACCGAGGAACACGAGTACAAGACCGTGATCTTTGACACACTCAACGTGGCGCAGAAGCGAGCAAAGGCGGAATTCAAGAAGCAGTTCCCGAATAACACGTTCGCCATGTGGGACGCGCTGGCTGAGTGGTCGCTAGATTTCGTTCGCTCGATGCATCATGCAGGGTTCCTTGCGATCTTCGTGGCTCACCCTCAGGTTGACAAGGACGACAACACGGGCAAGGTTACCACCACAGTCAAGCTGGCTGGCGGCGCACGCTCTGAGGTACCCACCGTGCCCGACCTTATTGGGTACACGTTCTACACTTCGGATGACGAAGGTAACCGTATCCGAGCACTACAGGTAGACGGCACGCAGAGTGTGGTGGCTAAGAACCGCTTCGGTTTGGCCCCTATCATCCTGCCTGCTGAGGGCGCGCAGGGTGTAACACTGTTGGACATTCAGGCAGCAATTATCAAGGCAAAGGGAGAGTAAAATGGCTAAGAATAAGGTGAGAGTAGAGGCGTACGGTTGGTACTGTAACAAGGAGGGTGTGGTAGAGATTAGCGTTTACAGTGGTGCGCTGGTTGCAGATTTCTCACTCACGGCTAAGGAAGCGAAGGCTCTACGGGCCAGCCTCAAGGAAGCAATCATAGCGTCTCAGGGCGAGGAATAAAATCATGGCATATAGCGTTGAACTTGTAGAGCGTGATTTTGATGGTCGCGTTGAGAAGCAGATCGTTGTCTCTAACGGCGACGAGGTAGATTTCAGTCTCGATCTTGACGAGGCAGATAATCTAGTGGATCAGATCATCTACGCAATCGAGGACTCAGGCTGGTATTACGAGGGCGTTGGAGCAGATGACATTCCAGGTCCAGAGTTTACTGAGTAACCAAACAGAAAGAGAAGATATATGGTAAGATCAATTGGTGTAGACGACAAGGCTCTTGAGGGAACCGGCGATTTCCAGCCGATCCCTGAGGGAGCAAAGCTCAAGGTGAGTATCTTCGAAATCAAGGAAGGTGTCACCGGACCCAACAGCAAGAATCCTGGAAAGCCGCAGTTTGAGTACACCGCAAAGGTGACCGAGGACGGCGAGTTCAAGGGTCGTGAACTTCGGTACAACTATGTGCCACTGTTCGCTGGCGCTAGCAACGGATGGGTTCTCACGGCATTCGCTGAAGCTGTTGGCTGGAAGATCGACAAGGACACAAAGACCGTCGAGGTTCCCGACGACCTGACAGAGGTTTTGGGTACCGAAGTTATCGCTAAGATTGGTCAGCGCGAGTCGCAGAAGATCAATCCAAACACTAACAAGCCGTACATCAATAACACTGTTACTGGTGTACGCAAGATTCGCTCTGGTGGCGGGGGCATCACCGAGCCTGCTGAGAAAAAGGGCTGGGACCAGCTTTAATTCTTAAGCCGCTAAGGCCGTATAGTTCATTACGAACTATGCGGCTTTAGTTGTTTAAGCTTATATCGTATTAAGATTGGGAGGATACATGGAAGCACTTGACTTCTTCAGGGCAATTTTCGGATCGGGTGTAGGGTACGCTGTACTCGTTCTGCCGAATCGTAGCGGCAAGCCTACCAGCGATTTTTGGTTTGAGTACCCTGCACAGCTAGACGAAATGGCTGACTTCGTATGGAGCAACGAGCACACGGACGTGTGGTTCAGTCCCAGCCTGTTCTCCGAGAAGGATCGCCACAAGGAATCCGCATCGTACTTGGGTATCCTTGGTGCTGACGCTGATACTTGTCACCCGGACAACTTCCGCCGCCGTCCCGATATCGTTGTAGAGTCTAGCCCCGGTCGCTGGCAGGTGTACTGGACTGGTATCGAAGGCACAGTAGAAGAGCTTACTCGCGTCAACCGTCGCATCGCACAGGTACACAAGCACCAGGGCTGTGACCCGTCGTACATCAACCCGGCTAAGCTCATGCGCGTGCCCGGTACGTCGAACAGCAAGCACCCTGGCGCTATTGTCACAGTGGTTAGCGATGACGGTCCCGGTGTTACTTACGCTGGCATGGTTAAACTGTACCCTGAGACAGAAGTGCCCGATGCCTATGAGGCGTCAATCGGTGACATGCCGGATGACCTCATGGACTTCATCAACAAGAACCGAGCTAAGCTTCTCAATGGACTGCCTAACAGCAACGGTTTGCGCGACCTTGTGTTCAAGGCACCGCACCCTGACGCACGTAGCGAGGCACTGTTTCGCCTCATGTGCGAACTGTACCGCCTTGGTCTGGATGACCGAGAGGTTATGGCTGTGGCGTGGGGAGTGCCCGCCAACAAGTTCAACGGTGAAGACCCACGAGGACTCAAGGGTCTGTGGGACACCGCTCTTCTAAAAGCTAAAACTGCGGCGTTCGACCCCGAATACTCGTGGGATATCGAGTCTGGATACAAGGATGACGACGAGCCTGCTACCCGTAAGGTCGTAGGCACAGTTGAGAAGATCGACTTCCTGAGCGCCGAGGAGCGTGAGGAGGTAAGCGGCAAGATCAACTTCATCGATGAGTGGTGTGCATGGGCAGGCGCTAAGACGGACTCTCCCGTAGAGTACCACCGAGCCGCTGCAATCACGGTTATGAGTGCCGTGTACTCAGAGCATGGTCACGCTACCCCTCAGTGGGGACCAATGAAGTTGAACCTTTGGTTCATGTCACTGGGTCGGTCTACTCTTGACCGTAAGTCAACGGCACGGTCGTACATGAACAAGGCGTTCCGCGCTCTCCGTACAGAAGACAGCAACTACAGCATCGGCTCTGACGTGACCCCTAGTGGTGTTGGTCTGGCGTTGCTTGACAGGGCGAACAGGGCCACGGTGTTCGACCGTGACGAGGTTCAAGGTCTGTTCAAGGAACTGATTCACCAGTCATACATGAGTGGTGGTCTTGAGACTTTCACGAAGCTGTATGATGGATGGGCTGATGGTAGAGTTCGTGCATCAGGGGAAAAGAAAGTACAGGAAGCTGTTCCTGTATCATTCATCATGTTTATGATGGGTATTCTTACCGAGGCGGCTGACGTTCTGACGGTTACGAACTTCCGTTCGGGATTCCTTACGAGATTCCTCTACGTCATCGGTGAGCGCCCCGAGGGCTATCAAGCACCGCCCATCGAACAGTCTTCCGAAGAGGAAGACAAGGAAGACAAGGTGTTCGAGGGTCTGATGGAGCACCTGCGTCGCGGTAGGGCGTACTGGGAAATGTACGGAGAAGAGAACGGCACCGTCCCCATCCGTGCTGACGAGGATGCTTGGACACGTTACCAGAAGTTCGAGTCTGAGGTACGCGCTAAGGCCAACGACACGCTGTACTCCGAGGTTATCGCTACTACTGCTGAGCGTATGATTCACTCGACACTCAAGCTCGCCGCTATTCTGGCTATGGATGAGCGTAAGCTTCGTATCGGCATGGAGCACATGCTACAGGCTATCGGATATTCGGGAGAATGGTTGACAAACGCTATCACTATGGCTAGTATGGTGAGCGAGTCCGACTGGCAGCGCGACGTGGATAAGCTTGAATCGTTTATCAACGGTAAGGGCGGTACGGTATCGTATGCAGTCGCTTATCGCGCATTCCAGGACAAGCGACCATTCGAATTTGAAGAAATGATTGCCGCTCTCGAACAGCGTGGTATTCTTACCCGCGAAAAGGACGGCGCACGATGGACATTGAAGGTGAACTATGGAAACTGATCACGTTAAGGCGTTGGAGACAGCGAACTGGTACCATGACCTGAACCGCCGTGGTATGAAGTACGATAAGACAGTGGCAGTCAAAGAGCTAGCTCAGTACAGCCTGTTTTCAGCGCGTGAGCTTGGCTGGATTGTGGGCGTATCAGAGGCATCCGTGGAGAAACAAATGGGTTGGCGAGTACCAGAGTATACCAACCATCGCGTATGGAAGCTGGAAGCTCTTCACGTACTGTGGCTGCTGGCAGTCGATTGGCGAGACAATGAAGAGGTGGCACCGCCCCTCGCACAGCTAGCCAGTGAGCACGGCACGAGCATGAAGGCAATTTCACAACTCACAGGCATTCCGCTAAACCAAGTAAGAGAGGCAGTGTATGGTAAGCCGGACTTGTTGGATTTACTCCGAGCAGGAGCTGACGCTCCGAGCGATTGAAGTTATCAAGAGCATCAAGAAAGAAAACGGTTATGACGATGTTAAGTTTCTTGATGTAAACGTACACGGTAAGCCCTCTAACGGCAAGGTTCTCGTGTTTGGTTCACGCGCACCGGAGGTGGTGTGGGAGGGCGTCGAGTTCATCCACACCTACTCCATCGCGCAGATCGTGGCTAAAGCTAACGCCGCCACAGTGCTCACGTCCTCACTGCAACTGTACTTCAACGGTGTTCATAAACCGCCTGCGGATTCTAACTGGATCGTGGGTAGGAGTAACGCGAAGTTTTATCTAAGCGACTGGGACTTCGATGCACCCACAGCTATTGACATTGAGACAAGCGGAAATCTAGGTGAAACACATACACCGGAAGAGGTAGAGATTATTTCAGTGGCCTTCTATCAAGAAGGTAGAAGACCATTGGTCATCGTCAGCCCGGATTCCGATAGCGAAGGTTCACCGCCTCTATGGCCCGATCAGCTAGAGAATCTATCAGAGCTGTTGCCTAAGTTCACGAAAGCTATCTACCACAACGGCAAGTTCGATACCCGCGTGCTGAACCGTGTTCTAGGAATTAAATTGTGCGTATGGTTCGATACCATGCTCGCACATCACGTCCTGAATCACGCAGCAGGGACGCACAGACTCAAGGAACTAGCGCAGAGATATCTCGGAGCGCCTGAGTGGGAAGCCAACCTTAAGAAGTACACTAAGGGCGGCGGATACTACGAATTGATTCCATTTGCTAGACTCGTAGAGTATAACGGATGGGACGTGTACTGGACGTACCAACTTTGGAAGCTGTTCGCACCGCAGATCGAGCTTGACGAGAATAATCAGAAAGCATTCATGTTCGAAATGGCCGTCGCTGACACGCTACTCAACGTTGAAATGAATGGTATCCCTTTCCATGTTGAAAACTCCAACCTCCTCAAAGAGGAAAACGAACTTCGTATGTCTCCGTTGCTAACCGCAATGAGAAAATACGCTAGTGATGCGAAGTTCAACCCGAATAGTCATCAGCAAGTGAAGAGAGTTCTGGAAAACGTCTACCATATCTCAGTGCAGAGCACTAAAAAGGAGGTGCTCGAAGAGCTGGTGGCTATCTATGAGGGCGGGGAAGTTTCCATGTGGTGTTCTATCCTCCTAGAGTACCGAGGGCTGGCTAAGCAGAACAGCACCTACGTGGACGGGTGGGGCAAGCACGCACGCAAGCTCCCAGGCGACACACAGAAGCGAGTACGACCAACGTTCCTGGTGCATGGTACGTCTACTGGACGCTTGTCTAGCACTAGCCCCAACTGCCAAAACATGCCGAGGGACAAAGCTGTTCGCAAGATCGTGACATTGGAGGGGAATAATGATGCGTAGTTTTACGTTTATTACCTACGACGGTGAAGGAGGAGCCTGATGAAGAGCCTGATTAACGTGGACTTGAGCCAGGCAGAGCTTAGGGTCATGGCTATCATGTCTAACGATTCTTGGATGATTAACGCACTTCAAGAAGGTGCCGGTGATTTCTTTGACTCTCACCTCATGCCTGTAGCATTCCCACACTTGCTAGACAAATACGGTAGCATCGATGCCTACAAAGAAGCCGATCCGGTGAACCACAAGGAAGACCGCACGAAAGTGAAGGCCGTACAGTACGGACTAGCATTCGGACGACAGGCACCTGCTATCGCGCAGTCCCTCAAGATGCAAACGTGGGAAGCTCAGAGGATCATCGACAACTATATGGCTACAGCCACAGGGTTCGCTCAGTGGCGTGAAGACATTAAGGAAGCGGCGCGGAAGCCCGCGAAGCGCGATCTTCTGATCAACCCGTTCGGACGCAAGTTTCAGTCAGAGGTTGTGACAACCAAGAACTACCGCAACATCGAGCGGGAGGCTCTATCGTTCCTGCCCCAGTCCACATCTAGCGACATCATGCTGGCTACCATTGTACGGATATATCCGACTCTAGAAGCGGCAGGATACAAGGTGTTCAACGTTGTACATGACGCCGCAATGTTGGAGGGGAAGCGGGAGGGTGCAGACACCGTAGCGCAATTCATCATGCAGGAACTACGCGCAACAGGCAAAGCTGTCCTAGGCGACGCGGTACCCTTCATTTCCGACTATTCCATTGGGTCCAGTTGGGCCGACCTTAGTTAACACACAGAAAGAGACAAACATGGCGAACACACCAAAGCAGGCAAAGGTTATCACCACGCAGGATATCCTCAAGTTCATCGACCTTGAACTTGATCAGTACACAGAGGCTCTAGCCACCGTGCTAGAGGCTATTGACAGCGGAGAGAATATCCAGTACAGTAGGGCTTATCAGCGCAAGAAGGCTGAATATGAGGGGGCTATCGGATCCCTTGTCAGCACCAAGAACTTCATCAACGGCACGGAGGAGAGCTAATGGCTGAATTCATGGTGACTTTGGTTACTGAAGGTACCAGTGCGGCAGAAGTAGCATCGCGCATTGCTATTGATGCGGACGGTGAATACATTTCTGAGTGGAAAAGCATTGAAGTGGTGCGGCTGAGTGACTGACCTAGTAAACAACCCTCCCCATTATCAACGAGGAGGGTTGGAAGCTATTGATGTTATTGAAGCGTTTGAGCTAGACTACCATACCGGTAATGCGGTCAAGTACCTACTCAGGGCAGGTCACAAGGATGATCTTATCCAAGACCTTCAGAAAGCTGTGTGGTATCTTCAGCGGAGGATCGAGAAGCTAGCTTCAAAAGACGCTTCTCACGAAGCTTAAACGCGGCGGCAAGAATTGTCCAAAAGTCGGTGGAGTTTGTACGAACGGAATAATCGTGTCCGTCAATCGTCACACTCCACCGACTTTTGGAGGTCTGGCTGACTTCAAGATAATCGTACTTACGATCAAGACGCATGATAGATGACCAGTAAATGTTTTCAGGATTAGCACTCATGTAACAATGGTAACATTTTAGGCTCTTAAAATCAACTAGGTGAAATTAACTCTTGACAACGTTCAATACTTATGCTAAACTGTCTGTATGACTTATCACGTTGAACTACTCCCGGCATTCGAGGATGCCTACGTTTAGCGAGCCTTTAATCCATTTAAGGACCCAGTGCTCAAAAGACTTGACACCGGGTCTTTTATATGCTAGAGTAGTCACACAATTATAAACGGGCTGTTAGTGTTAATGGTAGCACGACTGTTTTGCAAGCAGTAGGTAAGGTTTCGACTACCTTACGGTCCACAAACACACCGACGACGGTTGGTGTGGAGAGACACACGTTAACCTCGGGCTGACAGTCCAGTGGGTCGTGTAATCTGGGGGCTTAGCGGCCTGTCCTTAGCGGGACTAACTAGGTGTCTGGCGAATGGGTGTACATTAGAAAGCGTACTGTCTAGCCAGTGGGAGACGAAAGCCTGTCTCCCCTCTCATCACTCTTTGCGGGGTGCGTGTAACGGTAACACAGCGGTTTCATACGCCGTACGATCCGAGTTCGACTCTCGGTCCCGCAACTTTAAGAACTAAATAGACATGGCCTACCGAAAAGGGTTAGCGAGGTAGGAGGAAGCGGGAACCAAACCAGTAACCCTGCGGGTGCGTGAGTCACAAACCCAAGACACAGGCCGTCCATACGGTGCAAGCTGTTAGGGTTCCCATGATTTTATTTGGGGATGCTTATGAAAGTATGCGGTAAGTGCCTACAAGAAAAATTACTCGAAGATTTCTCGTGGAGGTCGAAGAGTAGGGGCACTAAGAATAAGTGGTGCAGAAGAACTTGTTTACCGA